AGTGCAAGCTGTTGACGCTTCTTCTCTTCCTCAATCCATGCCTCAGCCCGTTTAATAGGGTCGGATATCTGATATGAGGGAGTGGATAGAGGATTTAATCTCTTTTCGCAGGCGATGAAATATCGTCTCGCCTCTTTCCCTTTTTCGTTTCCTTCCACCATTGAAAGCTCTTTTGCCATGTCGATTGACAAAGCAAATTCAGTTGTAGGACGTCCGCCATTAGGGTTATTCATAAGATTATGAAAAACCTGATAATCTTGATTTTCAATGAAACCATATTGTCTAATGCGATTTTTAATCCAGTCGGCAAACTGCTGCTTACTCTCCAAGAAAATGTGTAAATCGCGTGCGTTAACGGCTCTTTTACCTGCATCTTCAGTAATAGGTATAAGCATGTTCATATTATTAAATAGGCCTAATTCCATGTGTGCTCTTACTTTAAATTATCCCTATGGAACTACAGACTCAACCGGTGTCAAGGCCCCCACACCTTTAAAAGATGCGCTCACTGATACTATCTGACCGTTATCCGACTTGATGGACAAGGAGGTAATGATCACTTTCCCGGTATAATTTACCTGTGCGGTATCTTTGGTGAAAGTGCCACCGAAGTTGTCTTGATCAGCGGCTTTCGCACTACCAAAGAAGAAGTCGAGAGGATCACCTGCAATCTGTTTTGCAAGCAAAGTGTCGAAACTCAGGGCACCTTCCTTACGTGTTAAGAGTGATTCACTGGAAATAGTAAAACTCATCTTCCCCGCCAGGGAACCGGCCCAGTTACCCATCATCTTGTTAGAGATGTCCAGTTCTTCAGTACTAATATCAAGCCCTGCACTTGATCCGAATGCTACCGGGTCTTCCCCAACAAAAAGCATAAGTTCACCTCTAAAGATGTCTACGCTTGAATCTAATTTCTTGTCTGCCATAATTATTGCTGTTTAATTGAAAATTGTAATACTTGAATAAATTTGTTATCAATGAAGTCCTCCGTAGAGTCTTCAAGTTGTATATACATATCCGGATTAGAGAATTCACCGGATAAAGTACCGTAAATCAAAGAAGCAAGCTCTTGGCTACGATCATAATCACCCGATACCGCAGCGACATTTACATAAGGAATTTGGTCGGCAACTCCCATTTTTGTATATACTTGCTTGTATCCATCACGTTGATAAGTTATGAAATCCCCCTCTGTATTTTCTGGAGCAATAACAGGGAATATTCTATCATCTACCAGTGATACAATCCCAGGTTCATCCAGTAAAATTGTTCTTACTTCCGTTGTTATCTTGAACATGTCCATTATCTACGAGAATTTATTCGTTGAACAGCCTTTTGTGTACCCTCATAAACAGCCTGCAAAGCTTTGGCTTCTTCCGTTTTTTCTGTATCTGTCCAAAAACGGTTACCGGGCATAATTCCACGATAAGCCCCAGACTTTGTATAACGCCTTTTAGTTCCTCTATCCACAAGATGGGAATGATTACCTCCCGGACGGTCAAAGCCAGCCAAGGCACCGAGTTTGTTCCGTTTTACACGATTAGTGAAAGAATTCATCAGGTGATTAGTCTGCTTGCCATGATGCAATAACCTAACACGTAGATTTCTACGGCCTTTTACACGAAAGAGATTGACCGCTGAACGAAGTCCGCTCTTGATAGCCTTGTCCTTTTCAAAATCCTCAAGATTACGGACTAAGTACAGTATGCTATCTTTGTCAATAACTGAAGCCTGTATCATGTATTCAACTTTTTAAGGGTTAAAGTAAGTTCGTTGTCACGAGGTTCAATCATTTTTATTTCCCAGGTACATTCAGCCCACTTTACGCGACAATTATAAGTTATCTGAGGATATTTACGAACCAACATCACGGTCATCTGTCCGATAAACTGTTCCTTTGCACTCTCATCCCCGGTTATGATGGACTGTCTCTTTCGGTAAGCCCTACACCGGAATACTTCTTTGTATTCCTTGCTAATGGCTCCTGATGGCGTCTTCTCTTTTGTCAACGCCTCAAAAATCAAAGTCTCTTTCAGCGATCCGGCTCTTATCATAGACTGTAGTTTCGGTAAAGTTCTGTCAGATATTTAACTCCCCGAGGAAGCTCCTTAAGTTTGGCGCTGGTTACACTTTCCCGGTTGCTGTAAAAAGCACCAATCGTAAGTAGAATAGCGTGACGAAGAGGCGCGGGAATCCTGGAGCCACCACCTATAGTTTCAAGTTCTTCAACTGTTACACACAGGTCCTTTGCAACATTCTCTTCTCCTGCCTCTATTAAAGACTCAAGGTAAGAATCATCCTCTGTAAAGGATGATTCTAAATTCAAGTGCCTCTTTACCAACTCTAAGTCAACGTATGCCATATTACTTCATGGATGCAATACAGAATGATTCCTTGCGGATGAATCCCATATTCCAGTAAGAATTGGTAATCAACCTTACCGTGCCCTTGAGAGCTTGGGTGTACGGGTCTACCAGCAATTCAATGCCACCCCATTGTCCCAAGAAGTAATTAGCCCAATTGCCGAATGCTATACCGAACTCGTCCGAACCTTCTCCCAGCTCTTTCGGCAGGTTATTGGTACGCAAGGCGCGGTATCCGTTCAGTTGACCATCCCCATTTCCGGTAAAGATGAAGCCACCTGCGCCGGATGCATCCTTTACCTTAGTCTTAGCCTTGCCAACAAGTGCCGGATGCAAGATATACGACAGATTGCCGAACAATGCATCCTGAGTATCTGCCTTTGTCTCCATAGCGACGATCTGTTCCCATGTCATTGCACCCTTTACGTTCGCATCAAGAGTATGAAACATACCGTCGGGAGTATTAGCTACGCCAGTCTTCGTGCTGAATGCCGTCTGCTCTATCTTCTGTGCGATGGCTACGGCAATGGCTTGGCGAATATAGGCTTCTACAGAGGTGTTTTCTTGCGCAAGCAACTGTTTAGAGATATCCACATAGGCAGTCAAACGCAACGGCTTAAATACATCCCCCTTGGAGAATGCTCCAGCTCCATCCTTGGCTTCATCATTTTCACCCTCCCAGAACACATTGGCGCCTGAAAATTCCGGCCAATAGATATTGCCCTGTAATCCGGTCATAAATCGCGCTCCAGCTTGTGCCAGCACCAGCGAAGACTGCAAAGGCAACAACATTTCCTGCTGTTCCTCGTCGATAACTACACCTGTGGCCGCTTCCGTTGCAGCGGTAAATGCCGCACGGCTTTCCATGTTTACCGGCACAACAATGCTGCGTTTGTCTGCCATCTGGGCACCCGACATATTGTGATGTGTAGTAGCTGCATCAATAACACCGGCATCTGCATCATTTTGCTGGTTTCCATCCACCATATTGGCGATGGCACGGCGCAGAGAGAACTTTCCCTGTCCGGGCGTGACATGCTGCTTGCCCTGTTGGCGGTTCTGGTCTTCGCGTTCCTCAATCTCAAGATTGATTTCCGCCATACGACACTGGTTTGCACCTAATTCTTCATTTTCCTCGGCATTTAACTGGCGTTTTTCGCCTTTTGCCGCCTCAATGATAGCTTTTGAACGAGCAGAAAGTTGCTTCTTCTCGTCCTTCAATTCTGTGATACTTTTTTCTTTTGCCATAACATTCAAATGTTTAATGATTTTTCAATATTAGAGTAATACTCGTTCAAATTCTCGCTGTTTTGGCGGATCAATTCAGCCTCAGCCTGCTCTTTACCGCGCATATAAACCGAAGTCTTGCTGTATGCAGCATTGTACACCGGTGAAATGTCGTACAGGTTCCCGACTTTCGATACCGTCCGCTTCCATGTGCCGTCACTCTTTTTCTCCCAAGTGTCCTTTTCCACATCAAAGCAGAAAGAACTCTCGTTAATTTCACCGCGGCGAATGTTCTCCAGCAGTTCGTCGCCAAGCGCAGTCTTAGGCGCTTCAAAACGATATTTCAGTCCCTTACTGTCTACAGACAGCGATAAGGATCCATTACCCTGATTGCATCGAGCGAGTATCCCGCGGCTCTGGCTATGGTTCATCAGCGCAAACACGTCGCTTTTCTCGATTACTCCATCCAAAGCCCCACGCTCGATAACTTCCTCAAAGGAAAGACCATCCGAAGACACACCGAAGAGTAAAGCATATCCCTCAACGGTACGTTTTTCTTCATCAGCTATCACCTGGGAAGCTATGTTTCTGATTTCTCTTTTTTCGTCCATAATCTTAGCTTTTACACACTAACCACAGAAGTGTCGGACACTTTTGGATTATTTTCATTTTTTGCAGGAATTTCTTTCACGGCATTGTCCAAAGTCTGCACGTTGACCTGAACAAACGCCTTGTCCCCATTCTCAATCCTCGGAAGATTATTTTCCCGGCGCACCTCGTTCGGGGTAGCCGCACCGATGACAGACAAGTCTTTCCAATACGCCGCCTGTGCTCCCTTATCCGTGCGAAGAATAGCGGACGTATCAAATTCGGCAAGTATACTCCCTCGTTCTGAAGGCAGAAATACCTTCCGGTTGATTTCCTGTTCAATCTTCGTAATTACCGCCAATGCGGTGTCTGTCAAATATTGAAGCTGTGTAGCCTCAACGGTAGAATAGCTGGACTTCGATAAATCGAACGCTTTAACTGGCGATACAGAAAAGAACCGGCAAAGGTCCACAACATTGAACTGCCTCGATTCGAGCAACTGCGCATCCTTTGGATTGATAGTGATAGGCTGATACTTCATATTCGCCTCCAATACCGCAATACCGTTCGGGTGGTTTATGATTCGCTCTTCCCAAGTCGCGTATATCTGATCTTTTTGCGCTTTATCAAGCCGTGCCCCTTCAACCGTTAGCACCCCGGACATTCCTCCGCTCGTAAAGAACCCCGCGGCATGTTCTTCGCTACTTGTAGCAATGCCAAGCGTCTGCCGGGCATGAGTAAGAGTAGAAACGCCAATGATTCCATCGTAGGAGAAATTCAACACATGGAGCATGTCTCGCGGTTCGACAAGTTCTTTAAAACCCGTAATCTGGTAGCGTTTCCGCATGACACCGTTCCGATCCGTAATCCAAACTATAGATACATGGTTTGTCGGTATATAGAGAAGTTGAGACACATTCAACTTGTTGTCACGCTCAATGTACGCATACCCGTTTCCAGTCAACAGTACCGACGCCATGAGCGTCTTGAAGAACACAAAACGGGTCATATCCTCATTAGGCTCCAAGTCCAGTAAAGAATAAGCCGGATGCTGCTTGAATTCAGTTTTGAAACCTTCCCCGTCCAACTTATATGTTTTTAGCGGAAGTACCGCCACACTGTCCGATATCAGGTCTACGCAACGGTAGACAGTAGACAGCAGCATTGGTTTGCTTCTGCTCAATAGTGGGGCGTGCCCACCGGAGTAGCTCCACGCCGGAATACGGGATGTCTCCTGCTTGGTTGCTTTCCTCAGTTCTAAATTATATCCGAATAATTTCATTTCAAGTGCACTTTTACACACTAACCACAGAAGTGTCGGACACTTTAGTAGAATTCTCCATAACGAGGTGATGACAAGTACCCGCCAAGTGCCTCAAGCATGGCGATGACCCCATCTATTTTCTTTTCCTCAAACTGTTTGGACGGCTTAGTATTTCCATTCCGATCCCGAGCCATGACCACATTGCGGAAACAGTGCCGGTTAATCACGTTATTGTCAATCACGGCCTTCCCGGATAATAACAGGCGTTCCATTTCCTTCGTTGGACGGTTGAAGTTTCCAAGAGCTTGGCTGAAAGGTTCCATTGGCAGTCCCTTGTCTTCGGCATTGATCGTAAATTGGGTAGCGTTCCAGCTATCATAGGATATCTTCTGGACGTAAACCTTATCACGAATATCCAGAATATCATTCAGGATGTAATCGTAATCCGTCACATTACCCGGAGTGATGGTAATCAACCCCTGCCTGCGCCATTCGCCATAAAGTTCCTTGAAGCGCTTCTCCTGTAAAGCCATTTCCGGCAGGTAGTATTTAACCTTGAAATATGTTTTTTCGGAAGTGGGGAACATAAATGCGGCACAAGTCAAGTCACTTGTGCTCGATAAGTCGATACCCATATAGCAATCCATGTCGCGGAACCGTTCAAATTCCACATTATCCGATGAGTTAAGTATATAGTGATCCGGAATCCAAACTGTTTCCGCGTCACACCACAT